TTAAATTAAACTTTTTAACAACCCTGCTTGGGGCACTCTTGGGGCAGTGGCCGCCAGCCTCTGATTCAATATATCAACCTGTGACTGGTTGTTGTCGGCCATCCATGCACCATATACTGTATAGACCATCTGAGCATTTGCATGCCCCATTTGTGCGGCAATAAAATTGGGATTGGCGCCAGCGGCGAGTGACCAGCAGGCATAAGTGTGTCGGGACTGATACGCTTTCCTGTATCGTAAACCAGCTCGTCTCATCGCTGATTCCCATATCCTGTTTAGTGACGTTGCAGCATAATGCGTTCCGGACTTTCCTGAGCGTGTGGTAAGCTGAGGGTTGAATACGAAGGTACATGAATGTGCGCTTGTCCGGCCAAATTCGCGTAGCTTCACCTCAACTTTATGCTGTTTACCCAGCCTTGTGAATGATGCCTGATTTTTTAATGCATCAATCGCAGGTTGTATCAGATGTATCACCCTGTCGGTTCCTGCCTGGGTTTTCGGCAGGGTGAACTCTTTAGCCTGAGTGTAGTTTCTCCTGACAACCAAAGTCCCCGCTTTAATATCAATGTCCTCCCACGCCAGCGCGCACAATTCTCCATGTCGCAGGCCGGTGTAAACTGCAAGTGACCAGATATTTTTGATTTGCTGGTGGTGGCAGGCGTCAATGAGTCGCGTAAACTCTTCCCTTGTAAGTGGATCTGGTTCAGTTTTTGCGCGTTTCAGCGTAGATATTTCACTGAACGGGTTTTGTGAAATATAACCGTTGCTCGCTGCAAACTGGAACATCCCACAGATAATCCCCATATAAGTGTTTACTGTTGCTACGCTACGTCCCTTCGGTGTTAATTCACGGTTTGGCCTCACTATCTGATAACCAGTCATCAGTTCCCGCCTGAAAACAAGCAGATCCTCCTGTGTTACAGCAGAAGCAAGAACCTGCCCCCCAAGCAAAGAAACACTCGTTTTCACGATCGACTCATAACGAATCATCGTGTTTCTCGATATTTCCATTTCCTTAAGCCCGAGCCATTTATCCGCTAGTTTAGCAATGGTGATATCTTTATTCACCACGCCGAACTGTTTCAGGTTTGGCGAGTCAGGAAACCGTTCCGCATAGTTAAAACTACCTGTCTTAATCAAAAAACAGACAGACGCCCGTAACTCACCTGCAATTTTGCGATTTTTAGGGGTGTCAGGCACCCCCAGATTTTCACGTACGCGCTTCCCTTTGTAGTGGAAGCAGATCCGGAGTTTACCTCCGTGGTTTTCAACGCCGGTTGGATAGGCCGGTTTAGCCATAATTCCTCCTGCGTCCAAGAGCTTCATCAGATTACATCCTCATCAGATTAAGTCAAAGATCGAAGTCCGGATCTGGCAGATTCTTGATCCAGCGATTTATTGTCGGAATGTGGTACAGACACTCGCTGGTGGGCTTGGGGTGCCCGTCTGGTGCTACGTGTTTATACTCCCGCCCGAGCAACCATGATTCCTTGCGCGCCCGTAAAATGGTTCCAGGTTTCAGACCAGTAACCGCTATCAATAATTTATCGGTAACCCACTCATTGGGAACCAGTTGAATAATTGTCTGCATACCAGTTCCTCACACCACGTTCAGTCCACGGCAGTGGCACCACACTTCAAACATTCGCTTAACCACTTCCCGGCAGTAGAATCCGTAATCGTCACGCGTCAGGTCATAGCGGTTCCCATACCTCCTGAGCACCCATATCTCAAATTCTTTGTTCATCTCCACCTCCCGTAACCTGAACCGATCCCGTTACGCCCTGGTGTATGCCCGACGTGATAGTTATTGCAGAACTGACAGCGGTAAACGCCCATCAGCCCCTGATGTCCGTAACGTTTACGAATAATCCGGAGTTCAATCTGTGCACCGTCAGCAGTTTTATGTCTTTTTTTACATCCGCACTGTTTGCGTCTAAGACGGCGTTTGCTGGTCATCACTTCACCTCCACGCCGATCCCGGCAATGACACAAGCTCGCTCGATAGCTTCTTTCACCCAGCGCTTATAGCTTTCCGGGTGGAATACTTCGTTGTTGCCAGCACCGCTCCAGAACGCTTTTGACGTAATATCTGGCAGGGTGATGGTCAACGGTTTACCAGAAGTGACATCGCTAACCACTCTCTCCCAGCGGTCGCCAGTCTGCGATTCAAGACGCTGAATTAACCCCCCAATACTTAAAGGGGCGATCAACTGCTGGCGTAAGCGCTGAATCTCCGCGGCCATGTAGTAGCCTGTTTTGCTCCAGGTATCCACATCATCACCGACCATTTCTGGTTCCATGGTCGCCATCAGAACGGCGTCGTGATAGTTCTGGCTACCGCTTGTGATCGCAACGGCGTAGGTATCACTGTTTTCGCGCTTATGGATAAGCACTACGGGGTTCTGAATCTTGCTCATCGTGCCGCCTCTCGCTGGATTGTCTTGTGGGCTCGCAACATATCGCGGGATTTTCCGGACAAAACCGTCTTCATGAAGAATATTCCACTGCGGTTTGCAACTATTCCTGGTGTGCAGAGCAGCGTGGCGTCTACCACACGGTTATGTTTACGGAACTCAAATACTGTACTGGTGATAACGATGTTCGCTACGGCGCCATAGTCCTGATATTCGATTTTCATGCCAGATGCTCCTCAATAATTTTGAAAGCATCATCACGGCATGGCATCACGACGAACTCAGGATTACCGTATGTTGAATTAATTACCGGATCGAACTGAATGCGAACCGCTCCATGCTCACCTGAAGGGCGCAACTGAACGGGAATAAACTTCCGCTCGCGACTAAACATCTTCTCTGGATAAGCGAGATACTCAGCCTGGATAACCGGATTGATGCTGAAATCCACTTTTTTCGGGATCACTCGCTCCATATCCGGAAAAAGTCCGTCAACCAGCTTGATACCAGTGATTGAAATGCGGAGATTGAATGCGTCCCGGTGAATGGCAAACGCTTCTTTGTTGAATACCAGTTCGGTAGTTTCGGCTTTCGCCGGAACAGGCCCTTCAAACTGAATGATGATGTTTTTCTTCGTTCGTATTCCGTGCTCCATCCGCAGGGCTACATGACCATTGGTCGCCTCGATATGCTTCGGGGTAATGTGAATACCGCACAGGTAATAACGAACGTCGTTTTTTGCTGCACACACCAGCGCTGCCCGAATGAGTTTCGACTGGATAATCATTATTTTTTCTCCCCGAAGAGTGATTTCAGATCGACACCGTAAACAGCCTGCCATGCGCCCGCTGGCCATGACTTCACGCTGCCGTAGCGTTCGTCTGGTACATCTTTAGCTTCAATAGCGTTATCGCGACACCAGCGGCGCAGCGGGGCGAATTTAAATTCACCTTTGCCGTTGGTTGCCTTCTCCACTTTGGTAATGGTTGCGTGTTTTGCGCTTTCGCCAAGCTGCTCTTCTAAATCCCGGCAACGGCGGGTAACAGCACTGAGTTTTCCGAGCGCTGAGGCTTCGCGCTTACGGCTGATTTGTGATTTAGTACGTTCTGCGTGTTTAGCGCGTTCTTCTGCTGCAAGGCGACCCTGTTCAGATGCCATAGCAATCTGTAGGATTTCCATTGTGGAAAGTTCGCGTTGTACTGGCGTGGTAATCGCATCACGTTGAGTGAAGTAAAATTCCACCAGATCTTCGTGATAGCTCCACGCCTGATCGGTTTCCAGTATCTTTGCGTGGTTGGCGGCACCGCGTTCGGTCCACAAAATAAGCGAGCGGGCATTCTTACCAACTAACCCTCCTGATGAGGGGTTGTTCTTAATCTCTCGTAATTCAGCACCTTCCACCTTGAAGAAGTGCTTACCTTCAACGAATCGGGATTCGTTACGGGCGAAGTTATTGGCGAGCATTTTCTCAGTCGCACCATAACCAACCGCCATCTGCTCAGTTGTCACTACGCGTTGGCCGCGATACTCAATGATCTGTAAATCACGCGCCGCCACCGTTGCTAATTCAGTTTTCATAGCCATCTCCACTTCCCTCAATACGGTTTCTGCTTCATCAGTTCGTCCCACCGGACTGCCCATTCATCGTATTTCTCATTCCATTTCTGAATTTCACGCTTACGGGCCAGAATCAGGCGCAGGCGGCGAATGGTGCGCTGGTGGGCGCGATGGTATGCGTCGGTGGTTTCGCCACGGCGCCATACCTGTTCGCCATGGTCCTGCTCAACCAGAAAATCAGGGTGGCGCTGCTTTAAGCCGGACCGTGTGAAAGAGTGCGATGTCAGAAAGTGGGCCAGCCAGCGGATCGCAGTATCCCGGCTAAAACAGCGCTTCATGCGCCCGTGCCGGATAGCAGCGTAAAGGTCGCCGACTGGCGTATGGTGCTTCTGTAATGCCAGGTCAATGGCGCTGGCTGTGCGGTTATCCAACATTTGATATCTCCTCAAGGCGTAGCTCCATTTCGCGAGCCATTTCGATAAAAGTGTCCAGTGCGCAAATATGTTCGTCGTCGAGCAGCCGGCGATCGCATGTCACACGACCTTTTTCGATATAAAGAACCACGCGCCCGGTGAAATCTGGTGAGATAAATAATTCGATATTCAACGCTGGCAATGGAATTGACATATCCCTGTGTACAATGTTTTGTTGTAAAATCATCAGTTAATTCCTCCGCTGAAATATTTCTCTTTTGCCCAGGTAATGACTTCACCGAGTAACTCATCAACAATAAGTTTTCCTGTCTCGGTCAGGTATTCCGTATGCCCGTTAATATCAAGGCTGTTCATATACGTACTGCGAATAAAAGAAGTGGATTCTGAAATTCCGTATTCAATGCACGCCTGTCTTTCAAAACGCATTAACAGTTTCAGCATTGATTTTTCGTCAAAGTCTATCTTCTGAATATCACCATCGGGCATATTAACGATGACACAGTTGCTACCTGTCTTACGTTTCATCCTCTCCAGTGAAGCAATTGCAATGCGACGACGGTAAATTTCAATAGTGTTGTTTTTCACGGCGCTTCTCCTCTTCATCCATCCAGACAGAAATATCTGATGAGATATTGAGAGCAAGACCCAAAAGACTCTCAGTCTGGAGAGGGTTCATTTTTTTAAGCTGATATACATCAGGTCCAGTAGTTCATTAAGACTTCTGGCGGAGATCGCCGCGTCTTCAATATTGTCATTTTCTTCCGGGTTCCACATATTTACCTTCCGTATGCTTTGCGTAAAAACAATTCTGCGATAATGCTGTAGCCGGAGGCGTGAAAGAGTTGAGCTGTTTTAAACGCAGCTTTGTCTTTGATGAAAGTCATTGTTAACTCTCCTGTAAGTTCAGGTTATAGGTATCCCTGCCGTTTAAGGCACAGTTAATTTGTTTAATCAGGTTTTATTATTTAATTAAACTATTCAGTTTTGTATCTGCTTCTTTAATTGATTCTTCAACGCCTTCGATCAGAGTGATGATGGCGGATATTAATGTTGCTTCGTAATCATCTCTTGAGCTTTCAAGCCATGCATCAAGTACAGCTTCAGCCTGTTTAATCCTGTTTCTGGCTGAGATTAAAGATATAGTCATTTATCCTTCCCCCTGTCTGCCTGCTCTTCGAGAAACCAAGCATGCACTTCACCAGATAAGCGACGGATTAAAGTGATTACAGCGGATAATTCCGTTTCGCTCAACGTATCCGGATAGCTCTCGAACATTCGTAACAGACTTTCGACCTGGCATGCTTTTTCTGTTGCTTGTTCTAATGAGATATCAGCCATGATTTCCTCCTTCATATACCTGATAGATACGCCGCCGTTTGTGATATTTATTCAGGCATGTTGAGCGGTGTTTTCACTTTCCGTTCTCCATCGCGTAATCGTGAGCTGCTTCTGCGTATTGTCTGGCCAGAATAAAAACGCAGTCACTAAGATCTGACTTGTCATTTGTATCGGTAACCGAAATAATTAATCCCGCTTCAATTAATGCCGCGATCTGACGAAAAGCGGTTTCAGGCTCCAGGGTGAGACCTTTGAAGGTTTTCATTTTTATTCAACCCCCTGAATGGTTTTACTGAGTGTTTTATGAATAGTATTAGCCATATCCCATGCAATCCCGAGACATCCCTCTATATCATCCAGATCAGCCTTCTCATCCGTTACGGACTGTCCTAATAACGATAAGAGTTTCGTTAATTTACTTAATTCATCCAAGCAATAAGTTGTACATTCAGTATGTGCAATCATTTTTCCCCTCTCAGTGAATAATTACTTGACGAATTGAATGTAACCAAAGTATCAAACGTTCGCAAGTGGATTTGATACTTTTTTTTCTATTTTAAGCGAAAAAAAAGCCGGATTACCCGGCATCTTGTTGATTAATAAATTAAAATATATCCCATCTTGCATCGACAACAACACCGATAATCTCGCAGTCGTTATTCATTTCTATCACAGGATACTGGGGGTTAAGAGGTTTAAGAAACTCTCTCCCCATGTCATAAATGTATTTTTTAAACGTCACCTCATCTGAAGATTTCTTTCTGGCTATGACATAACCACCAGAGTAAGGCTCGGCTTCTGGGTTTACTAATATTGACATGCCTTCCGGGAAACTTACCCCGACAGGTGATGACATTGAATCACCATGGACTTCGAGCCAAAATCCTCGTTCGCCAGCATATTTAACAGATTCCTTCCAGTTATCAATATCATACATACTATAGTTATCACCACACTGAGAAAAATGACCAGCCTGGACCCAATTTAACATTGGATATGAATACCTGATATCCGGCTGCGTGGTTGATTTGATGTTTGTACTCCATGCTTTTTCTTCGCCCTTTCCTGACTGCAACCATTGGGGATTACACCCTAGTGCTGCCGCTATTTTGAAGAGCGTATCGCCATTAAAGCTTTTGGTAAGCCCTTGCTCCGCTTTACTGATCGCTACTCGGGTTACCCCAGCTTTTTTCGCTAAGGCCTCTTGAGTTAGCCCTGCGCTAATGCGTGAAGCGTTAAGACGTTCTGCCAGTGTGCTCATAGGTGGTTCTCCGGATGTAGTGAAACTAAAGTAGCAAATATTTTTGATACTTTGGATTCTATTTGTTAGTATTGATAGATACAATAGTTTCGTTAAGAGTGTGTTCGACATGACCCTATATGAAATTCTCAAACAGCGATTCAAAACAAATACCGCCATTGGTAAGCATTTCCCTCGAAGAGGAAAGGCCAGAAGTAGTCAAGCTGTTGGTAAGTGGGCGAGACGTGGTGTACCGGAAGACGTAGCGATCCTTTGCCATTTAGATGCCGAAATCCCTTATTCACACCCCAATGTACCAAACAAAACACATTAGGAAAGTGCGTGACAGATTACCGGAGGCGATATGTACCCGGATTATGTGCAGGTAGAGCTGCCATCGGTCTACAGCTTGGCGGACGCTGCATGGATTCAACAGCAGTTACTGAGTTTTCCTCCGTCCCTCCGTCGAAAAGTCGCGCTGAAGTACGCAGAGGTTTACGAAATCACATTCGACACCGAGCCGGTTTCATTCCGAAAGGAAAACCGGGCAAGGCATGAAGCAAACACCAGGCTTCGCCTGTTCGTGAGAAATCACGGCAGAGCTTTACAGGGGTACACCGCCGAACCTCCCCTGGCAGGATCGCAATCGCGCTCCTGATTGTTTCGGGTTTAAAGGTACCCGAACAGAAACAGGCTTAAAGGTGCCTGTTCAGGTTGGCAACCAACTGACCCAAACCCTCATATGTACTAGGAAGGTAGTACGTTTTTATGGGGAAGAGGGAAAGGGGGGTAAGGGGGGGATTGGGTGTAGGGGAAGGAATAGCGCCTTTTCCAACAGGAGAGATCCATAGGTTAAGTAGATCTCTGTAGTAGGGCAGTAATAAAAACGCCTGTATCAGCAAGATAGTACATAAAGGTCAGACACTGAAAAACGTAAGGGTTTTCCTGGAAGAGTGAATTTCAGGGGAACGGAATCTGAAGGGAGGCTGGCTGCCTTTGGGGAGGCCATCAGCCATGTGAGGGGGAATCTATGAAAACCACATCACAAAATCATTATCGCATCGATATGGGGGCCGGACAATGCTGACCATCACGCCAAATTTTGCCCAGGAACGCGCGCTGGACATGCTGCGCCGCGATTGGAAGTCACATAATACTTTCATGGTTTATGCGCCCACTGGCAGCGGCAAAACGGGGTTAGCAGCGTTTATCGTTGACGGTTTCGTTAGTCGCGGAATGCGCGTCCTGTTCTGTGCACCGTACACTATCCTGATCGGTCAGACGGCTAATCGGTTCGTGGAGTATGGGTTGCCGGGGGATGAAATCGGCTATATCTGGGCGGATCACCCCAACTACGATCCAGACCGGAAAATCCAGATTGCCAGCGCCGACACTCTGATTCGCCGTGTGTTTCCTGACAACATCGATCTGCTGATTATCGACGAAGCACATCTGCGCAAAAAACGCATCCTCCAGGATATTGAGCGTCTGCGCGCCAGCGGCGTAAAAGTAATCGGACTGTCGGGTACGCCGTTTTCCCCGTTCCTGGGCAAATACTATGACCGACTGATTAAGCCGACCACCATCGGTGAACTGATCCAGCGTGGCGATCTGAGTAAATACGAATTTTACGCGCCAACAAAGCCGGATCTGAAAGGCGTAAAAACCAAGTCTTCGCTTGAGTACGGCAACGATTACAACGAAACACAACTGGCTGAAATCATGTGTGGCTCTACGCTGGTGGGCGACATCGTTCAGAACTGGCTGGAGAATGGCCGGGATCTGCCTACCATCGCTTTCTGCGTCAACGTAGCCCACGCCAATTACCTGACAATCCAGTTTAACCTGGCGGGTGTTAACGCTGAGGTCATGACCGCCGACACTCCGGTGGATGAGCGTCAGACCATCATTCACCGCTTTGAAACAGGTGCAGCGAAAATCATCGTTAGTGTGGGCGTTCTGGTGGCCGGCTTCGACAGTGACGTTCGCTGCATCATCTACGCCAGGCCAACCAAAAGCGAAATTCGCTGGCTGCAGGCGCTCGGGCGTGGCCTGCGCACCGCTCCGGGTAAAGAGTCCTGCCTCATCTTCGATCACAGCGGCACCGTGCACCGCCTTGGTTATCCGGATTCAATCGAGTATGACGATCTTCCCGGCAAGTCTGACGGCATGGAGGAAAGCGCGCGCCGCGCAGCTGAGGAACGGGCCGAAAAGCTGCCGCACGAATGCTCACAATGCCACTACATCAAACCCGCTGGTGTGTACGTCTGCCCGAAATGTGGGCACAAGCCGCTGGGCGGTGAGGACGTCGATACCGACACCGGCCGCAAACTCAAAAAGCTGGGTAAAAACCAGCACCAACCTACAAAGGCACAGAAACAGGCCTGGTGGAGTCAGATCAAGTTTTATCAGCGCCAGCGCGTATCGCAGGGGAAAAAGCCCGTCAGTGATGGCTGGTGCGCTCACACCTTCCGGGAAAAGTTCGGTGAATGGCCGAATGACCTGAGTGACTTCCCGATGGAAATTACCCCGGAAGTAAGCAACTACATCAGACACAAACTTATCAGATATGCAAAAGGAAAGGGGAAGGCGGCCGCATCAGCTGAAACTGCCAGCCCCGTTCCCGACTCAGACATTACCCACAAGGTAATAAGTGCAAAACGCCAGGTAGAGAATATTCGCAGTATGCTTGGGAGAAGAACCGCGTGAAAACAGCAGAAGCGGCGAAAGGCCGCTGGCCTGAAATTTTAGAGCATTTCGACCTGCCGCCGATAACCGGAAAAAATCACTTCAGGGGCGAATGCCCGGTATGCGGTGCACGTGGCAAGTTCCGCATTGACGACCGTGACGGTGCCGGGACATGGATCTGTGTATGTGGTAGTGGCGATGGTATGAAACTTGTCACACTGACACAGGGGAAGCCATTTAACGAGATTTGCACCGAAATAGACCATCTGATCGGAAATGATTACCAGCGGGTGAAAATTCCGGTAAACAGCAGCGCCACCAGCTTACGCAAGCGTGTGTTGAGCAAGTTCTCTAAGCTGGAGGCACTGCGTGGCACATCCGGCGCTGCGTATCTTAACTCTCGTGGAATATTCAACCTTCCTGCTGAGGCGATCCGGTTCAATGCTAAGCAGAGACACAACGGGTGTGTATTCCAGTCTCTTTATTCCCTGGCTACTGACGACAAAGGGGAGTTGTGCTATCTGCATCAGACTCTGCTTGATGGTGCCAAAAAAGCAGACATCGGTAGCAGTGCAAAGCGCCTCAAATCCCTGCAGGAAGATAACTATCTGGATCACGCTCGTTCAGTAGCGATCCGCATGTTTCCTGTCGCCAGCACACTTGGCATCGCCGAAGGCATCGAAACCGCTTTATCAGCGCACCAGATTTATAAAGTGAACACCTGGGCAACGATTAACAGCGGCTTTATGAAAAAGTTCCGCGTACCAGCAGGCGTTCTGCACCTGATTATTTTTGCCGACCGTGACGAGAACAGCGCTACCGGACTGGCTGCGGCTTACGAATGTGCTCATGCCAATCTGATGGCAAAGAACGACCTGCAGCGTGTCAGTGTGTACTGGCCTGATCACGGTGATTTCAACAATACGCTCATGAATGGCGATCAGGTTCGTGAGCTGGTTTTCCACAAGAAAAAGGCGGCAGCGTAATGCGTACAGATAACAATGAACATAAAGCACTATTCTCCATCCCGACGGCAGCGCACAGCTCCGCCCTGGCAAATATTAAGCCTTTGCCTGTGCAACGGAGAATTACCGGGCATAAACAGACCGACGCCTATCTATGGGTTCTGGAAGTTATCCGGCTGAACGAACCTGCACATCTGGACGCAGCCGAAGCCGCGCTGGAGAAAATTAAAATCTCTCCAAAAGAGGCCGAGGAACAGTATTTCCGTTACCTGATGGCGAATGGTGGTGATCCTTTCCAGATCGCCTTCGGTACCATCGGCATGAATAACCCCGCGAACGCTATTAAAGCAGCTCGGGAGAATATCAAAAAGGCTGCTGAAGTGCGCGCTACGTTCGGTAGCTATGAATCTGCAATGGAGGATGTTGAGGCCGAGCGAGTTATTAAGTCTTCTGCAAAATTCATTGATGATTATGACTGGGGATGGACTCCGGAGGAACTCGAAGCCGGTCATATTGGCGGCGGCCGCATGTTTGAAATTGATGAACAGCGCCGCGTTATGGTAGACGGCTACCGTGACGTATTGCCTGAGCCCCATACGCTGTCAGATGTGGTACGTGAATTTATTTACTGGAACTGGCTTTATCAGGTTCGCCACACTGCAGGCAGGGAACTCGGTCACGGATATGGTTATTCTGAACATCATAAATCAGTGTATGACCGTGAGCGTTATCTCGAAAAATTGCTGACAACAATCAAACCCTTGTCGCGTGCTGAAGCCGTAGAGGTGTGCCGCTGGTTTCTGGCAAGCGGAAAGGATGAATATATGGAAGACAAAGGCGCGGCGGTTATTCTTAATCTGGTTGGAGAGTGTGAAGAATGAAACTGGAATCCTCCCTCAAACACTTCAGCCCGCAGGGTATGCACATCAGCGACGACGTGAAAGGCACATCGCCGGATCGCATTACCGGTACTGATGTTATGGTTGCCATCGGTGCTACCAGCAGTCGTGCAAGGTTCGGCCTGGCTGCATTCTTCGGTAAGACGGGGATCAGTAAGACAGATGCGCAGATGGCAGTTCAGGCGCTGGCGCGTCACGCGATGGATACTGCACCGAAGAACGTGCGCAAAGCTGCAGGTGGTGAATTTGGCTGGTGTATGCTGGTACTGGCGCAGTTTGCCTTTGCTGAGTATTCCCGTTCGGCAGCTACCAGTGTGACATGTCACACCTGCAAAGGCAGCGGGCGAATTACCCGAACGCAGACAACCCGCAAAGTTTCTTACCCGTGGGGGAAAGCACCATACTGGGCCAGCCGTTCCCGCGCTGTCCGCCCGTCCGACTGGGAGAAATGGACGGAGGTAACTGAGATAGTGCCTGCTGTCTGTGAGGCTTGCTACGGTAAGGGAACAATAAGCGTCCGGTGCCGTTGCGGTGGAAAAGGTGAAGTGCTCGACCGCATTGCGACAAAAGAAAGAGGTGTGCCGGTGTTCAAAACCTGTGAACGCTGTTCCGGAAATGGTTTTTCTCCAGTACCCTCTACGGCTGCATACAAAGCGATTCTCAGGCGAGTTCCGGAATTACACGTCAGAACATGGACCCGCAACTGGAAACCGTTCCTTGAGGCGCTGGTAGATATTTGTCACCGGGAAGAGCGTAAGGCTGATGCTGCTTTTCAGAATGCGACCAGTTTTAGTGATAATTTCGACAAAATTTAGCATTTTCAGACACAGGGCTTGATTTTGTCCGAAACTGTCGTGTATGCTTCTAATCATGCGGAATTGTATCTAAACAAAATGAATCATCGAAACCCTGCTTTGGCGGGGTTTTGTCGTTTATGGAAAGTCTATTTGTCGAATATGTAGGCCATTCTTGGAGGTGAAGGATGCCCTATCTCTTTCAGAATTATGTTGGTATATTCGACGACAGGGCCTCTTGGATGATTTTTTTCTTCATCCTGAAGATGAGTCAGAGCATGTATAACTTCATGGATAAATGAACGTTCTGTGTCAAAAGGTTGTGGGCCATCGTTACTTTCATAATACTCTGTAGATGAATCATCAGTATCATCCAGATTAAGACAAATGACTTTCCTGCCTTCTGAAAGGGTGAGGTCTTCTGGAGTAACTGTAGTTTCAAAGGCTTCTCCTGCCCCTAGTAACCAGCGTTGCTCCACATCATATAGTTCTTTTTCATAGGCATAATTCATCAGTCGGCGAAATGTTCCGCTTTGGGCGTACGCATTTTGAAGTATGCGGGATAGCTCATGGTGGCACTCGTCATAAGTGTCGTCATCAATTTCTGTATCAGGGTCTATTCCACCCGCGCCTGAGATAAGGTACTCCACCACATACTCTGGCTCCAGACGGAATTCACTGTTTATGGCAAGCTTGTCATAAGCAAGACGTAGCTGTGAGGGGTTTTCAGCATGTTCCTGAATATCGGGAAAATCAGGGTTGTCTGCGGTATTTAATCCAGATGTGGATGCAACACCTTGAGATAATACTCTGTAGGCACCTGGAATCATAAGTTATTATTTCCTAAATACAATCATGCTTCATTTCTATTAAACTATAATGCTGTTTTGATTAAAGCACTACATGCAGATAACTTCATGATTTCAGACAAAGCTAACAAGGTATTTTTATTAATTTTTTTGATTTGTTGCCGATGAATGTTTTGTTACGGTGAATCCCCCTAAGCGGTGGGGCGACCAGTCAAATATATGTTCCTCGCGAACCATGTCGACTGGTATGTGGTTCACCGGGAGGCACCCGGCACCGTAACAACCGACCGCCACTGGCTCACCCGGACAGATTTCTAAGCTGTAGGTACGAGGTTCGACTCCCCGGTGGCGGACCATATATCCCGTGTAGATCCGCTGGTCACGCGGCGGCGGTGGCCCATCGTTACAGGGCAAATTTCAGGCAGAAAAAACCCGCCCAAGGGAAGAGGCGGGCAGTAAATACTGAATTTGAAATAAACAAGGAGTACATCATCACTTTTAGCAGGAGAACCGCACACTTGACTGGATCGTGCAGTTTTCTAACCTTGCCTGATTCTTATGGTTAAGTTAAACAGATAAATCCTAAACTAGTAAACCATGTAAATTATCATGTTATGGTAATGATGTTGCGGTGAATCCCGTTAGTGCGGGGCAAACTGATCATCTGAGTTATTGACAATAGCGGCTGACATGGACGCGAGTCACGGCAGATCAACCAAAGGCTCACCGGGTAGCGACCGGCACTGCGACATCTATCTACTCATTACTTAACTCAAAGGCTACTTCGGTAGCCTTTTCTTTTTCCACTCACCCGATACCCGGGTAATTAGTCTCCCTGACAGGGGGAGGTCATGAAAATGCACTTTGATCCCCATTCGTGGGACAGTTGGATCGAACTTTTTCAAAGCTGGTGGCGGGGAGACGTACCCATTGGCGGCGTTGTTATGGCAATCGTTGTTGCGTTTTTCCGCATGGTCTATAACGGCAGCAGCTGGAAAGAAACGCTGTTTGAAGGGTTGCTGTGTGGTTCCCTGACCCTGACGGCGGTTTCTGCGCTGGATTATTTTGATGTGCCGAAAAGTCTGACAATAGCCATTGGCGGCACTATCGGATTTATCGGCGTGAAGAAAATCAGCACCATCATTTCAACGTATTTCAGTAACCGCTTTGGCGGTGGCAACCCCCCACAGGTTTAATCATGAATGAGTCACAATTTCAGCAGGCGGCCTGTATCAGCGCCGGGCTTTCTGCGCGCTGGTATCCACATATTACGGCGGCAATGAGCGAATTCGGTATCACTGCGCCACTGGATCAGGCCATGTTCATTGCTCAGGCGGGACATGAAAGCGCTGGTTTTACAAGGCTGGTGGAGAGCTTCAATTATTCGGTGGAGGCGCTGAAGAAGACGTTTGGTAAACGCCTGACGCCGTATCAGTGCGAAATGCTGGGGCGTATTGATGATCGCCAGGTTGCCCACCAGCCGCAAATAGCCAATCTGGTTTACGGTGGCCGCATGGGTAACAAAGACGCCGGAGATGGCTGGAAGTATCGCGGGCGTGGGCTTATCCAGATTACCGGGCTGGAGAATTACACCAGATGTGGCGTTGCCCTCAAACTGGATCTGGTGGCGAATCCGGGACAGCTTGAACTGGATCGTCATGCCGCCCGATCCGCAGCGTGGTTTTTTGTGACTAGAGGGTGTCTGAAATACTCCGGCGACCTGGTACGTGTTACGCAGATCATCAACGGAGGGCAGAACGGCATCGGTGACAGGCGAGAGCGCTTTGAAAAAGCAAAATCGGTGCTGGTATGACTCTGTTACCTGCTCTTCTGAAAAGATACTGGTTGCAGCTGGTGTTTATTTTGCTGATGGCTGGTACGTTTATCGCCGGTAATGTCTGGAGTGACAGGGGCTGGCAAAAAAAATGGGCAGATCGCGACAGCGCTGAATCCTCTCAGGAAGCGAACGCCCAGACCGCCGCCCGTATTATTGAACAGGGCCGCATTATTGCCCGTGATGAGGCTGTAAAAGATGCACAAGCACAAGCCGCTAAATCTGCTGCCACTGCTGCTGGCCTGTCTGCCACTGTTAGCCAGTTGCGCACCGAAGCAACAAAGCTTGCCGCCCGCCTGGACGCCGCAAAGCACACCGCAAATCTTGCCGCTGCCGTCAGAAGCAAAACAACCGACGCCACCGCCGGAATGCTTGCCGACATGCTCGGAGATATTGCAGCAGAAGCTAAACGATATGCTGCAATCGCTGACGAACGCTACCAGGCAGGAATGACGTGTGAGCGTATTTACGAGTCGGTGAGAACCTCAAATATGGAGGGTCTCTATCGGGGAGATAAATAATAATTCTGATGAAACTGGAGATATTGAATCAGGCCGAATTTATCCAAATGAAACGATTAATAGTTTATTCCAAGCAACATGGCACGTTGAGTTCTGTTAGTATTGATAATTATTATCAATTGAGGGCTAACCGTGAAAAAAGGATTTGTTTGCGTATTTTTCCTCTGTTTCTTTCTTATGGGATGCAGTGGTTGTGTGAACAATAATCAACCCAGACTGCTGACTTCTGCATACCCAGCGTACCCATATTATGCTGTGGCAAACAGGATCGAAGGTTTTGTGGAGGTAAAATACGATGTCGGAAGCGACGGGAAGGTTTCGAAAATCTGGATTGTGAAATCTGAACCACAACACCTTTTCGATTCGTCTGTTATTTCAGCAATGTCGAAGTGGCGTTTTGAAAGAGATAAGCCTTATCAGGGGATGAGAAAGAGGCTCCAGTTTAAATTGTCGAAAGGCCTGTAGTGAGTCTACATCAGGCGCTTTTGAGCACCTGTGATAATGCTGTAGCTATCGGTTAAAATGTAACCCCTGAAAACAGGAGGCCGGAATGTCTGAACTAAACTACGAAGCAATTGGGCGCTGCAAAATACTCAACGAAAAAATAAAAGCGCTTCATGCTGAGCGGATGAAAGCTATAGGGGATTTACGATCATCCGTTTATTCCCTTCATCAGAAAGGGAATATTAATCGCGTCCCACCAGAAATCGTTGAGTTTGACCCACAATCTCTTACTGACCTTGTAGAGAAGGTCGGTCACTATGATAGTGAATTGATGAGAGCCGTGCACGAATATAACAACTGGTGTGCCGAAGCGGGTGAGAAGCCTGTAAAACTCATTAAGTTAGACTGACACTGAGAATTTAAACAAATTATTAGCCCCGCACTCGCGGGGCTTTTTACTGGAGTTTATATGCCACCACGAACACCTAAAGCCTGCCGTGTTCGCGGCTGTCGCAGTACAACAACAGAACCATCCGGATACTGTGAAAATCACAGAAACGAAGGCTGGAAGCAATACAAGCCAGGACAATCCCGCCATCAGCGCGGTTATGGTACGAAGTGGGAAATTATCCGCGCGCATGTTCTGAAGCGTGATAAAGGCTTATGTCAATTGTGCCTGCGTTCCGGTGTGGTGCGTGAGGCGAAAACTGTCGACCATATTATTCCCAAAGCGCATGGCGGCACGGATACAGACAGTAATCTGCAAAGTCTGTGCTGGCCATGCCATAAGGCTAAGACAGCCCGTGAGCGTCTGAAGTGATAATAACAATCACCTGAATCCACCAGATGGAGGGGGAGGGTAAATCCCTGCAACCCGCATCCTTCCGGACTGCCCGCCTCATCAAATTTTTACGCGCCCAAAATAAGAAACTTTTTTCCGGAAGGTTTCGCCTATTGAATCGGAGGTTTTAATGGGTAGTGTTGTGCGATCTTCCGGCGGTGGTCGAAAAAGAAATTTACCTACAGGGCAAACCAGCAAATTGACCAGAATTGCACCGCCTCCTGAATTGATGGGGGATGTGGCGATCCGGCTATGGAAAACCCAGAGCAAAATTTTAATTGAGCGGGGTGTGTTCGAGGTCGAGGATGCGCCGATCCTTCTCGCGTACTGCAATGCGTTTCATCTGATGATTGAAGCCGAAAAAGTTATCGCAAAAGAGGGGCTGACCGTCTCCAGTGAGATGGGCGGGGAGAAGAAGCACCCCGCTATTAACGTCAGAAATGACTCTGTTTCTCAGGTTGCCCGTCTGGGTTCGCTTCTCGGACTTGACCCACTGAGTCGACTACGCATGACCAGCGGTAAGAATGATCCGGACGATGCAGGGAATGAATTCGATGAGTTTGATTGATGGCTACATATCCGAACGTCAATGCGGCGAACCAGTATGCGCGGGACGTCGTGAACGGGAAGATTCTGGCATGTCGGTTAACCATTCTTTCCTGTCAGCGACACCTGGATGATCTCGAACGCGCGAAGGATCCAAACTGGCCCTATCGTTTCGATAAGAATAAGGCTGAACGTTTTTTAAGATTTTCTCAGAAGATGCCCCACACCTCCGGGGAGTGGGCGCGGCGTAAGCTCAGGATAGAGTTTGAGCCCTGGCAAAAATTCTCCCTGGGCGTTCCGTTTGGCTGGGTACGCAAAGACACCGGGTTTCGCCGCTTTACTGAAATCTACATCGAGGTGCCGCGTAAAAACGGTAAATCCGCGATAGCGGCGGCGATCGGCAATTACATGTTTTGCGCCGATGGTGAGTATGCCGCTGAAGTCTACTGCGGCGCCACGACTGAGAAGCAGGCGTGGAAGGTGTTTGCGCCGGCGCTGGCGATGGTGAAAAAGCTGCCGTCTTTGCGCCAGAAATTCAGTATTAAGCCCTGGGCTAAACGGATGACCCGTCCGGACGGCTCCGTATTTGCACCTATCATCGGTGACCCGGGAGACGGTGACTCACCATCCTGCGCAATTATTGATGAATATCATGAGCATGATACCGACGCGCTCTATACCACTATGACAACGGGTATGGGTGCGCGTGAACAGCCTGTAACACTCATCATTACCACTGCAGGATATGACATTTCCTCCCCTTGCTATGAAAAACGTGCTCAGGTGGTTGAAATACTGGAGCGCATCAGGGAAGGAGGCGAAAACGAGGCCATATTTGGCATCATCTATACCCTTGATGACGACGACGACTGGACAAAGCCAGAAGCGCTGATAAAGGCAAACCCAAACTACGGTGTGTCGATAAAGGAAGGCTTCCTCAGGGCTAAACAGCTGCTGGCCATGTCCACCCCCAGCCAGACCAACAAGATCCTCACCAAACACTTTAACAAGTGGGTGAGTTCGAAAGCGGCCTTCTACAACCTGCAGAAGTGGATGGCAGCAGCGGATAAAACGCTGAAGTTGTCAGATTTTGCCGGGGAGGAGTGCTACCTGGGGATTGATCTGGCATCCAAGCTGGACCTTAACGCCGTTGCGCCGATCTTCAGGCGCGAGATTAACGGACTCAGCCATTTTTACTGCGTCGGACCGATGTTCTGGGTGCCAGAGGATACGGTGTATTCCACCGATCCGGCGCTGAAAACGACGGCTGAACGTTATCAGTCATTCGTCAACCAAGGGGTTCTGGTACCTACCGATGGCGCAGAGGTGGATTACCGCATCATTTTTGAGTCCATCCTTCAGTTGCGTGAATCGGTGAAGATAGCGACATGCCCGATTGACCCCTACGGTGCGACCAGCATTTCCCACATGCTGCTGGATGAAGGCCTGGAGCCTATAACCATCACCCAGAACTACACCAATATGAGCGATCCGATGCGTGAAATTGAAGCAGCAATCGCTGCCGGGCGTTTTCATCATGACGGTAATCCGCTGATGAACTGGTGTGTTTCTAACGTGGTCGGGAAGTATCTTCCGGGCAGTGATGATGTCGTTCGTCCGGTGAAAGAAGGCGCAGGCAACAAAATCGATGGTGCGGTGAGCATGATGATGGGTGTTGGCCGCGCAATGTTGAACGAGCCAAAAGATTTTCTCTCCAATCTCGATCCAGACGAGGACGTTTTATTCCTGTGAAATCACTAATTATCGATGTGGCCGGGGTGGCAGGCTTCGGCGCGCTGGTGGGAGGTATTTACCTCAAATTTGGCGCGGCGGTTGCTCTTATGGCTGGTGGTAGTGGCCTGCTGCTGTGGGCACTGCTGGCGGCCAGGAGAATAAAAACATGCTGATTGATGCCATTTTCAGAAGCAACTCGCTGGAAAACCCAGCTGTTCCGGTCACCGTTGAAGCGGTCGAAAACGACGGGATCTTTAATGGTGATGTGATTGTTAATCCCCGGACGGCAATGAAGCTGGCGGCGGTGTATGCATGTATCTACGTTATTTCATCCAACGTTGCGCAGATGCCCCTGCACGTCATGCGGCGAACCGGGAAGAAGGTTGAAACTGCCCGCGACCATCCTGCCTTTTACCTGGTTCATGACGAACCCAATTCCTGGCAGACCAGCTATAAATGGCGCGAGCTCAAACAACGTCACATTCTGGGCTGGGGTAACGGATATACCAGAGTTCTCCGTCATCGCCGAACCGGTGAAGTCACTGGCCTTGAAGCCTGTATGCCGTGGGAAACAACGCTGCTGAACACCGGCGGGCGCTATACCTACGGCGTGTATAACGAAGAAGGTTCCTTTGCCATTAATCCTGATGACATGATCCACGTCAGGGCGTTGGGTAACGATCAGAAAATGGGGCTCAGTCCGGTTCTTCAGCACGCCGAAACCATCGGTATGGGTATGAGCGGGCAGAAATACACGGAAAGTTTTTTCAGCGGTAACGCCAGACCAGCGGGCATAGTTTCAGTAAAAGGAGAATTGAATGACGGCTCCTGGAAAAGGCTGAAAGATATGTGGCAAAAAGCCACGGCGATGCTGCGCAGCCAGGAAAACAGGACAATGTTGCTCCCGGCTGAACTGGATTATAAAGCGCTGACGGTTTCCCCGGTCGATGCCCAGCTCATCGACATGATGAAGCTCAACCGTTCCATGATTGCCGGGATTTTCAACGTGCCGGCACACATGATCAACGACCTCGAAAAAGCCACCTTCTCCAATATTTCCGAACAGGCGATTCAGTTTGTTCGCTACACAATGATGCCGTGGGTGACGAACTGGGAGCAGGAGCTTAACCGTCGGTTGTTCACCCGCGCCGAACGGGAGGCCGGGTATTACGTGCGCTTTAACCTGGCGGGCTTATTGCGCGGTACTGCCAAAGAGCGCGCGGAGTTCTATCACTTCGCTATCACCGATGGCTGGATGAGCCGCAACGAAGCACGCGCGTTTGAGGATATGAATCCGAAAGACGGCCTTGATGAAATGCTGGTCAGCGTTAACGCCTCCCGGCCAGCCAAATCCACAACCCAGGAGAACACTCAAGATGAGTGAACGTGAAATTCGCTGTTACAGCGGCGAGGTGCGCGCAGAAACGCACGACAGCGAGCCCAGCCGGATCATCGGGTATGGTTCGGTCTTTGACAGCCGTTCTGAACTGATTTTCGGTTCGTTTCGCGAAATCATCCGGCCCGGTGCGTTTGATGAAGTGCTGAATGACGATGTACGGGCGTTATTCAACCATGACCCCAATTTTATCCTGGGTCGCAGAAGTGCGGGCACGCTGGCACTGACGGTTGATGAGCGGGGTCTGCGTTATGACATCACCGCGCCAGAAACTCAGACAATCCGTGATCTGGTGCTGGCACCAATGCAGCGCGGGGATATCAACCAGTCCTCTTTTGCATTTCGCGTCGCCCGCGACGGAGAGGAATGGTACCAGGACGAGGATGGTGTGGTGATTCGTGAGATTACCCGTTTTTCCCGTCTGCTGGATGTCAGCCCTGTGACATATCCGGCGTATCAGGAGGCAGATTCTGCCGTCCGCTCTATGAAAGCCTGGCAGGAGGCGCGCGATAGTAGCGCACTGCAGAAAGCCATTAACCAACGAATGGCGCGTGAGCGCGTCCTGACCCTTCTTAACGCGTAAGGAAAAACCATGAAATTGCATGAACTGAAACAAAAACGTAACACCATCGCGACCGACATGCGCGCGCTGAACGAAAAAATCGGCGATAACCCATGGACGGATGAGCAGCGTACCGAATGGAACAAGGCAAAATCTGAACTGGAAGCACTCGACGAGCGCATCGCCCGCGAAGAAGAGCTGCGCCGCCAGGACCAGACCTACGTTGATGAAAACGAGGAAGAGCAGCGCAATAATCAGGATCCTGATAAAGACCCGCAGCAGGACGAAAAACGCGGCCAGATTTTTGATAAATGGATGCGTCACGGCGCCAGCGAACTGAGTTCCGAAGAGCGCAAAGCCTTACGCGAACTGCGTGCGCAGGGCGTGGCGCCGGATGAAAAGGGCGGCTATACCGTGCCTGATACCTTCCTGGCGAAAGTGGTCGAACAGATGAAAGCCTACGGTGGTATCGCCAGCGTGGCGCAGATCCTGACAACCTCTGATGGCCGCACCATGGAGTGGGCTACCGCCGATGGTACTGCGGAGGTGGGTGTGCTGCTGGGCGAGAACGAAGAAGCCGGTGAAGAAGATACCGAATTTGGCATGGACAGCCTGGGTGCGCTGAAAATGACCTCTAAAATCATTCGCGTATCTAACGAACTGCTGCAGGACAGCGCGATCGACATGGAAGCCTATCTTGCCCGCCGTATCGCGGAACGTATTGGGCGCGGTGAAGCCCGCTATCTGATTCAGGGAACTGGCGCTGGTACGCCGAAGCAGCCGAAAGGCCTGGCGGTATCTGTGACCGGCACCACCCAGACAGCCGCTGCAACGGCGGTGAAATGGCAGGAAATTCTGGCGCTCAAACACAGTATCGACCCGGCTTATCGCCGCGGGCCGAAGTTCCGCCTTGCTTTCAATGACAGCACCCTGAAACTTATCAGCGAAATGGAAGATGGTCAGGGCCGCCCGCTGTGGTTGCCGGATATTGTTGGCGTGGCTCCGGCTTCGGTGCTGAACGTGCCATATGTTATCGATCAGGAGATTGATGATATCGGGGCGGGTAAAAAGTTCATGTTCTGCGGTGACTTTGACCGCTTCATTATCCGTCGCGTGCGCTACATGATCCTGAAGCGCCTGGTGGAGCGTTACGCTGAATTCGACCAGACCGGCTTCCTGGCGTTCCATCGCTTCGACTGCATTCTGGAAGACACTTCCGCTATTAAAGCGCTGGTGGGCAAAGTCTCGGCAAGCAGCTAATCCCTCTCATCTCTGAACAAACCATGCCGCGTTAAGCGGTTTTTTTGTGCCCGCCACCCGGCGGGCGCAGGAGGATCCTATGTTGCTTTCTCCTGAGGAGATCAAGTCGCAGCTCAGGCTGGATGAGGATTACGCCGATGAAGATAAATTTCTTGAGCTGTTGGGGCGGGCGGTTCAGGCCAGGACAGAAAATTTTCTGAACCGGAGACTTTATACGGCGGAGGCGGGGGGGCCAGCCGACGATCCGGAGGGGCTTATTCTCTCGGATGACATCAGGATGGGGATGCTGCTTCTGGTGACGCACTTCTACGAGAACCGTTCAACCGTCACCGAAGTGGAGAAAGTCGAACTGCCGATGAGCTTTAACTGGCTCGTCGGTCCATACAGGTACATCCCGCTATGAAACTCAGGCAGGCTCAGGCCAGCGCCACATACCTTTTGCCCGACCCGGGCGAACTTGACCAGCGCATTGTTATCCGGCGGCGTGTCGATGTTCCGGCTGATGACTTTGGCGTAACGCCGACGTACCCGGAGCAGATCCGGACGTGGGCCAAAAAAGAGCAACCCGGCGCGGCAGCTTATCAGGGGGCTGTGCAGATAGAAAACAGGGTGACGCACTATTTCACCATCCGTTTTCGCCGTGGTATCACCGCCGATCATGAAGTGCTCCACGACGATATTTCTTATCGGGTTAAACGGGTCCGTGATCTGAACAGTAAACGCCGCTTTCTGTTGCTCGAGTGCGAAGAGCTGGGTACCGATAACGGGAGTGACTATGCCGCAGAAAGCATATTTACACGTTGATTTCGTACAGCCGGAAGAACTGGTGTTTAACCGGGCGAGAATGCGACGGGCGTTCGTCAAAATTGGTCAGGTGCACATGCGTGATGCGCGGCGACTGGTCATGAAACGTGCCCGCTCGAAGCCAGGCGAAAACCCCTCGTACCGCACCGGCCAGCTGGCGCGTTCTATCGGCTACTACGTACCCCGTGCGTCAAAAAAACGTCCGGGGCTCATGGTGAAGATCGCGCCTAACCAGAAAAACGGCGAGGGCAACCGGCATATCAACGGTGCCTTTTACCCCGCCTTTCTGTTCTACGGTGTTCGCCGTGGGGCGAAGCGTAAGAAAGGCCATCATCGCGGCGCATCAGGCGGCAGCGGCTGGCGTGTGGCACCACGTAACAACTACATGACTGAGGTTCTGGATAAACGCCGCAGCTGGACACGTTATGTGCTCTCCCGCGAATTGCGAAAATCACTCCGTCCTCAGCAAAGGAAGAAAAAATGAAATTAACCCCGATTATTGCGGCACTTCGCAGCCGTTGCCCTCGGTTTGAAAACCGTGTGGGTGGCGCAGCGCAGTTTAAAGCGATACCGGAGGCCGGAAAGCTCAGGCTACCAGCCGCGTATGTTGTGCCAGCAGAAGACGTCACGGGTGAGCAGAAATCGCAGACCGACTACTGGCAGGATTTGACGGAGGGTTTTTCCGTCATCGTGGTACTCAGCAACGAACGGGATGAAAAAGGGCAGTGGGCTTCTTACGACGCAGTTCACGACGTCAGGCAGGAAATCTGGAAGGCGCTGCTGGGGTGGGAGCCGGATCCGCAGGCGCATGAAATTCAGTATGCGGGTGGGATGCTTTTCGATCTGAACCGCCACGAACTGTATTACCAGTTCGACTTCACGGTGAAGTATGAAATTACCGAAACAGACACCCGCCAGCAGGATGATCTGGACGGCCTGCCCGATCTTAAAACGCTCAGTATTGATGTTGATTTTATCGAACCCGGTACCGGGCCAGATGGCGACATCGAGCACCACACCGAAATTACATTTCAGGAATAAACCATGTTTGTGAAACCCGCAAAAGGGCGATCGGTTCCCGATCCGGCCCGTGGCGACCTTTTACCTGAAGGAGGTCGAAATGTTGATGAGAATAACTACTGGCTGCGCCGCGAGGCCGCTGGTGATGTCCGGCGCACGAATAAAAAGGTGAAAACAAATGGCGATTAGTTTTAATTCCATCCCGTCAGATACACGGGTTCCGCTGTTTTATGCCGAGATGGATAACTCGGCGGCAAATACCGCCCGGGACAGCGGGGCATCACTGCTGATTGGTCACGCCAGCAATGATGCGTCAATTGCCGTCAACAGTCTTGTTCTGGTGTCATCGGTTGATTATGCCCGTCAGATTTGCGGTGCCGGAAGCCAGCTGGCCCGTATGGTCGGGGCGTACCGTAAGACCGATCCATTTGGCGAACTGTATGTCATTGCCGTACCTGAATCCACAGGCGCGGCAGCAACCGTCGCTTTGACGGTAACTGGCGAAGCGACGGAAACCGGAACGGTGAATGTCTATACCGGCCGAACCCGCGTTCAGGCTCCCGTGACCAGCGGTGATGACGCTGCGGCGGTGGCTGTGAGCATTAAGGATGCGGTCAATGCAAACCCTGATCTTCCCTTTACGGCAACATCAGAAGCGGGGGTGGTGACACTGACTGCGCGCCACAAGGGGTTATATGGAAATGAAATTCCGGTCACTCTCAATTATTACGGCTTTGGCGGTGGGGAGGTGTTACCGGCGGGTGTGAATATTACGGTTGCCAGCGGCGTGAAGGGGGCTGGTGCGCCAGCTCTTAACGACGCGGTGGCAGCGATGGGAGATGAGCCGTTCGATTATATCGGCCTTCCGTTTAACGACACGGCATCGGTGAACACGATGGCAACTGAAATGAATGATTCCAGCGGTCGCTGGAGTTATGTCCGGCAGTTGTATGGTCACGTTTATACGGCGAAGACGGGGACGCTGTCGGAGCTTGTGGCCGCGGGTGACCAGTTTAACCTGCAGCACATCACCCTGGCGGGCTATGAGAAAGACACCCAGACGCCTGCTGATGAACTGGCTGCAAGCCGTACTGCCCGTGCTGCGGTTTTTATCCGTAACGATCCGGCACGCCCGACCCAGACCGGGGAACTGGTAGACATGCTGCCGGCACCGAAAGGCAAACGCTTCACGACGACTGAACAGCAGACGTTACTTTCCCACGGTGTGGCAACGGCGTATGTGGAAAGCGGCGTGCTGCGTATTCAGCGGGATATCACGACGTACAGGAAAAATGCGTATGGTGTGGCGGATAACAGCTACCTTGACAGCGAGACGCTGCATACCAGTGCTTATGTGTTGCGCCGTCTGAAATCTGTTATTACCAGTAAATACGGGCGCCATAAACTTGCTAATGATGGTACGCGTTTCGGGCCTGGTCAGGCCATTGTCACGCCTGCCGTTATCCGTGGTGAGCTGGGATCAACATATCGCCAGCTGGAGCGGGAAGGCATCGTGGAAAACTTCGATCTGTTCCAGCAACATCTGATAGTTGAGCGTAACGCGAACGATTCGAACCGCCTTGATGTGCTGTTTCCGCCTGATTATGTCAATCAGTTACGTGTGTTTGCGGTGCTTAACCAGTTCCGTCTGCAGTACAGCGAGGAGGCTGCATAATGGGAAAAATTGCGGGAACAACGTATTTCAAAATCGACGGACAGCAACTGTCGGTAACCGGAGGGATTGAAGTCCCCATGAACACCAAAGTTCGTGACGACGTGATTGGCCTGGATGGTTCCGTTGACTACAAGGAAACCAGCCGGGCACCGTATACGAAGGTGACCGCCAAAGTGCCGAAAAACTTCCCGGTCGATAAAATTACGTCTTCTGATGTCATGACAATCACATCAGAGCTGGCAAATGGTCAGGTGTATGTTCTCTCAAACGCCTGGCTGCACGGCGAAGCCAACCATAACCCGGAAGAGGGCACCGTGGATCTTGAGTTCCACGGTGAGGAGGGATTTTACCAGTGATAAAAGAACTTGTGCTCAAAAAGCCGATTATGGCGCATAACGAAAAGCTTCATGTGCTGGAGCTGCGCGAACCGTCCTACGATGAAATCGAAGCCATTGGTTTTCCGTTCACTGTTTCCGGTGACGGCGGCGTCCGGCTGGACAGTTCGGTTGCTCTGAAATATATCCCTGTGCTGGCAGGTATTCCACGCTCCTCGGCAGCGCAACTGGCAAAACTGGATATTTTCAAAGCCTGTATGTTGATCCTCAATTTTTTTACCCGGTCGGAGACGGAGGAGGACTCAGAAAGCGGGTCTACAACACCGCATACTTCTGGCGAATAAATCCCCTGGAGCTCCGGCGGGCGGCGATATCCGATTTTCTGGAGCTGGAGTCGGAGGCTGTCCGTATCAATGAGGAAATGAAGCATGGCTGACAGTTTCCAGTTAAAGGCCATTATCACTGCCGTTGACCAGTTATCGGGGCCGCTGAAATGGATGCAGCGGGAACTGAAGGGATTTCAGAAAGAAATGGCCGGGCTGGTAATCGGTGCTGCCGCTGCCGGGACCGCTGTTCTTGGGGCGCTGGCGCTGCCCGTGAATGCTGCGATCGGCTTTGAGTCAAAAATGGCTGACATCCGGAAGGTGGTTGACGGCCTGGATGATAAAAAAGCATTCGCGCAGATGAGTGACGATATCCTGACGCTGTCCACACAGTTACCGATGGCGGCGGAGGGAATTGCAGAGATCGTGGCGGCGGGCGGGCAGGCAGGCATTGCCCGCGGCGATTTGATGCAGTTTGCGAACGACGCAGTGAAAATGGGGGTGGCGTTTGATACCACTGCCGAAGAGTCCGGTCAGATGATGGCGCAGTGGCGGACAGCGTTCAGACTGACGCAGGAAGACGTGGTTGTCCTGGCCGATAAAATCAACTATCTGGGGAATACCGGCCCGGCAAATGCGAAGAAAATTTCTGATATCGTGACGCGGATTGGTCCGCTGGGCGGTGTTGCCGGGGTTGCGTCCGGCGAAATTGCCGCGATGGGCGCCACCATTGCCGGGATGGGGGTTGAATCGGAGATAGCCTCCACCGGCATCAAAAACTTTATGTTGTCCCTTACGGCGGGCAAATCGGCAACGAAGTCGCAGAAGCGGGCAATGGCCTTTCTGAAACTGAATCCGGCGCAACTGGCCGCAGATATGCAGAAGGATTCGCGCGCGGCGATGCTGAAAGTGCTGGACTCACTGGCGAAGGTGCCGAAAGCAAAACAGGCATCCGTCATGAATGCCCTGTTCGGGAAAGAGTCTTTAGGGGCGATAGCGCCACTGCTGACTAATCTTGATTTACTGCGCACCAATTTTAATCGTGTTGCAGATGCCCAGGAATATGGCGGCTCGATGCAGAAGGAATATGCATCACGCGCAGCCACGACGGAGAATCAACTGGCACTACTGAAAAACAGCGTCAATGCGATTTCAGTGACGCTGGGTGATACTTTTCTGCCCGCCATTAACGAAGCCGCAGAAGCGGTCATGCCTTACCTGGAGCAGCTCCGGACATTCGTTCGCGCGAATCCTGAACTGGTTCAGTCTGCGGCGAAGTTCGGCGCGGCGCTGCTGGCTGTTGGCGTATCCATTGGCAGCCTGTCCCGGGCTGTCAAAATCCTGAACAGTGTCATTAATCTCTCTCCGGCGAAAGTCGCTATTGCGGCGCTGGTGGCTGGCGCTATGCTGATCATTGAGAACTGGGACGATGTTGCTCCGGTGATTAAGGCGGTATGGCAGGAGGTCGATAACGTTGCGCAGTCGATGGGCGGATGGGAAACGGTGATTAAAGGGGTCGGTCTGGTTATGGCTGGTTCTTTTACCGTCAGGACCATTGGTGCCCTGCAGCAGTCCGTCCTGCTGGCCGGACAGCTTTCCGGTCTGCTGGGTAAAATTGGCCGGATGGGGGCCATGACGCTGACAATTGGCGTGGCGGTGTCACTCTTTAAAGAGCTTAAGGATCTGGAACAGGGGGCGAAGGATGCGGGTATGGATGCTGGCACATTTGCTGTACAGAAGCTGCAAACGAAGGAGCGTGAACGCGGGTATAACGGTTTTATTCCCAGACTCAAAGAGCTTCTTGGTATGGACGCCCCGATTCCGCAGGGGCGTTATCAACCTTATGTGCCACTGACCCGGCGTTCTGGCGTACTCGGGCGAGCTGTCCCGCCATCAACACAGCGCAGTGAACTCAAAGTGACATTTGAGAATGCACCACAAGGTATGCGTGTGACTGATATACCGAAATCCGGTAATCCATTGATGAACATCAGCCATGATGTGGGTTACTCACCCTTTCGTACATCACGATAAACCTGCTCCGGCAGGTTTTCTTATGGGATAAATATGGCTTTTTTCTCCTCAACAGGCTGGCGCGGTCGCCTGCGTGATGCATCATTTCGTGGAGTACCTTTCTCCGTTGAAGATGATGAAAGCACCTTTGGACGCCGCGTACAGGTACATGAATATCCGAACAGGGATAAACCCTGGACGGAGGATTTAGGTCGCGCCACGCGCCGCCTGACGATAAATGCTTATCTTGTCGGTGATGATTACGCAGACAGGCGGGATCGTCTTATTGGTGCCATTGAAACCGCAGGCCCTGGTACGCTGGTCCATCCGCAGTATGGCGAAATGCAGGGCAGCATTGACGGACAGGTCAGGATCACTCACAGCAGTACAGAAGGGCGCATGTGTCGTGTCTCCTTTCAGTTTGTGGAAAGTGGAGAACTTTCTTTTCCGGTGGCAGGAATGGCAACGGCGAAGCGCCTGGAAACGTCAGGCGGGCTTTTCGACGATGCGATTGACAGTATGTTTTCCACATTCTCGTTGTCAGGTATTTCTGATTTTATCCAGAACGATGTCATTGCCGATGCTGCCTCCATGCTGGGCGATGTTGCCGATGCTTTCAGGATGGTTGACTCCGGCGTGTCTGCAGCAATGCGGCTGTTACAGGGGGATTTGTCTGTCATTCTGATGCCACCGAGCACCGCAAGTGATTTCGTTAACGCACTGCAAAAAGCCTGGCGCTCAGGTGACAGGCTCAGGGGCAGTACATCGGATCTGGTCACGATGATAAAAACGATGTCAGGTATCACGCTTGATCCCGGTCTTTCCCCCCGTGGCACCTGGCCCACTGACTCCGGATCTGCGGCGAAACAGAAAATGCAACGCAATATGATCGCAGCCGCCATCAGGACAACAGCCATCAGCACAGCCGTCCACGCCGTGACAACACTGAAGCAGCCGCGTGATGTACCTGGTGTCCTGGGCGTAAATCAGCCTGCAGGAACAGGCCGTGACTCAGACATTATCACTGTCATGCACCCGGCGCTGGATGGTGTACAGACAGTCAGTAATGGCAGCTCTCCACCGAATTATGAAGATCTGAAAGCTATCCGGACCGCGCTCAATGCTGCGATTGACCAGGAGCAGTTGCGTATCCGGGACGATGTGCTTTTCCAGCAAATTTCCGTTATGCGGACGGATCTCAATCGCGATATTTCTGCACGGCTGGCACAGGTTGAACGTACTGCATTGCGAACGCCTGATGATGTTCTGCCTGCGCTGGTACTGGCTGCGACCTGGTATGACGACGCCGGGCGGGAATCTGACATCCTCACTCGTAATCCCGTTCCCCATCCGGGATTTATCCCGGTTGAGCCGCTGAGGGTTCCGGTACGATGAATAATACGGTTTTTTTACGCGTCAACGGGCGTGACTGGGGAGGATGGACGTCAGTACGGATAAGTGCGGGCATTGACCGTATTGCCCGGGACTTTAATGTCTCGATCACCCGGCAGTGGCCTGGTGGAGAAGACGTACCGCCAGTAAAAAATGGTGACGCTGTAGAGGTACTCATTGGCGATGATTTAGTTATTACCGGCTGGGTTGAGGCGTTACCGCTACGTTATGATGCGCAGACCATTATGACGGGCATTGTCGGGCGCAGCAAAACGGCAGATCTTATCGACTGTTCTGCATCGCCTGCACAGCATAACGGGAAAAATTTATTCCTGATCGCCAGCGCACTTGCCCGGCCATTCGGTGTGGACGTTGTTGATGCAGGCGCGCCGGCAGCCGCCGTTATTGAGGCTCAGCCGGAACATGGTGAAACGGTTGTGGACTGTCTGAACAGGCTGCTTGGACAGGCTCAGGCGCTGGCATATGACGACGAACGGGGACGGCTGGTTCTCGGCAGGCCGGGCAGTATGAAAGCAGCCACGGCACTGGTACTTGGCGAAAATATTCTTTCCTGTGATACCGAGCGTAGTGTTCGCGAGCGTTTCTCCAGTTATCTGGTTACGGGGCAGCGTCCTGGTACGGATGACGATTTCGGCGAGGCAACCATTGCTGCCATCCGGCAGAGTACTGGTGATGCAGGCGTCACGCGGTATCGTCCCCACACCATTCAGCAGTCAGGAACTGCCACAACTGACAGCTGCAAATCACGCTGTGAATTTGAAGCCCGTCAGCGTGCGGCGAAAACGCTGGAAACCACCTATACCGTACAGGGATGGAGACAGGGGAATGGCGAATTGTGGAAACCGAATCAGGCCGTGGTGGTGTATGACCCGCTGAACGGTTTTGACAATGAAACGCTGGTGATCGCCGAAGTGACGTACAGCCAGGACAATAACGGTACCCTGACCGAAATCCGGGTGGGGCCTGCGGATGCTTATCTTCCTGAACCATTCAGGCCGAAAGCGAAGAAAAAAGTCAGTGAGGAGGCGGATTTCTGATGGCTAACTATCCTCTTCAGAACATGATAACGCGCGCAGTCATTACCGCGATTGATACCGTCAGAAAATGCCAGACTGCCGGACTGAAACTTATTGCCGGTGAAAAAAAAGAGAATGTGGAGCATCTTGAACCTTACGGTTTCACCTCTGCAGCACAGAATGGCGCAGAAGCGGTGGTATTGTTTCCCGGCGGTGACCGTTCGCACGGAGTGGCTGTGGTTGTGGCTGACCGCCGCTTCAGACTGAAAGGGCTGGCGCGCGGGGAAGTCGCGTTATATGACGATCAGGGGCAGTCGGTCACATTAACCCGCGCCGGAATAGTGGTAAATGGCGGCGGAAAGCCAGTTATTTTCACGAATGCCACTAAAGCACGTTTTGAAATGCCGATCGAATCCACTGGCGATATCAGGGACAACTGTGACAGCAGTGGAAAAACGATGGCTGAAATGCGCACGACCTATAACGGTCATACCCATAAAGAAAATGGCGATGGCGGCGGTATAACCGATAAGCCTGGCCAACCCATGAGCTGACACCATGATCCTTTATGTTAATGGAATCCGTAAGGATGCCACGGCTTCGCTCGACCTTCTGACGCGGGCAGTGGTGATTTCTCTTTTTACCTGGCGCCGGGCGGAGCGGGATGACAGGACCCCACAGCCATACGGCTGGTGGGGGGACACCTGGCCTGCTGTTCAGAATGACCGCATCGGTTCCCGCCTCTACCTGCTGAAACGCCGCAAACTCACCAATAAAACGCCGCAGGATGCCCGCGAATACATGCAGCAGGCGCTGGCGTGGATGACAGACGATGGCGTGGCGGCACGTATTGATGTGACATCTGAACGCACAGGAACAGATACCCTGGCAGCTGGCGTGACGATATATCAGCGGGACGGGGTAATTCACAATATTACATTCGATGATATATGGAGCGAACTTAATGGCTGACAGTCAATTTGCACGTCCTGAACTTCCTCAGTTGATTGCTACCATTCGCAGCGATTTACTGACCCGTTTTCAACAGGATGTTGTGTTACGTCGCATGGATGCCGAGGTTTACAGCCGGGTACAGGCTGCTGCCGTACATACGCTGTATGGTTATATCGATTATCTGGCCCGGAATATGCTGCCTGATATGTGTGATGAGGACTGGCTTTACCGTCACGCGAGGATTAAGCGTTGTCCTAGGAAAAATGCCGTATCTGCGAAGGGATTTGCACGCTGGGATGGTATTGCCGGAACGCCGGAGATCCCCGCGGGTACACAGATTCAGCGGGATGATCAGGTTACATTCACGACCCTGCAGACGGTGAAAGCTTCCGGCGGCCTGTTACGTGTGCCGGTTATTGCTGATGTGGCGGGAACTGCCGGTAATACTGACGATGGTACGGCGTTACGCCTTGGCACGCCGATTACTGGTATTCCTTCTACAGGTTACGCTGACACTCTGACCGGGGGGGCTGATACAGAGGAGCCTGAAACGTGGCGCGCGCGTGTCATGGAGCGCTATTACTGGATACCACAGGGGGGCGCTGATCCTGATTACGTCATCTGGGCAAAGGAAATCGCAGGAATAACCCGCGCGTGGACATTCCGCCATTATAAGGGGACCGGCACCGTTGGTGTGATGGTGGCTACCAGTAACCCGGTTAATCCGGCTCCTGGCGACGATCTCGTTAAGGCTGTACGTGACCATATTTTGCCGCTGGCACCTGTTGCTGGCGGCGGACTCTTTGTTTTCGCTGCCACTGAAAAAAGCATTCCGGTAACAGTCGCACTGGCCAAAGATACCCCGGAAATTCGTACTGCCATTATTGCGGAGCTAAATGCGCTGATGCTGCGTGATGGCGCGCCGTCCGGAAAAATTTATGTTTCGCGAATCAGCGAGGCGATAAGCCTGGCGACCGGGGAAGTGGCACATCAGCTGCGTGTGCCGGCGGCAGATGTGGTTCTGGGAAAAACTGAACTTCCTGTCCTGGGGAATATAACCTGGGCCACCTATACCGGGGAGAACGGATAACTATGGCGTTGCAGGACGAATATACGCAGTTACTTTATCACCTTCTGCCGGAAGGACCTGCCTGGGACGGAGAAAATCCACTGATTGAAGGGCTGGCGCCGTCGTTGAACCGGGTACATCAGAGAGCGGATGAACTGATGGCTGAAATTGACCCGGCCAGAACTACGGAACTCATAGACCGTTATGAACAGCTGTATGGCCTGCCTGATTCCTGTGCACCGGAAGGCGTGCAGACATTACAGCAGCGCCAGCAACGGCTGGATGCAAAGGCGAATGTTGCCGGTGGTATAAACGAGAGGTTTTATCTGGAACAGCTTGATGCGTTGGGGTATACCGCTGCCACCATTGAGCAGTTTCAGAATCTCGACAGCACACCCGATCCTGAATGGGGGGAATTCTGGCGTTACTACTGGCGTGTGAATATTCCGGCTGATGCGAACATCAGCTGGCAGACCTGTACAAGCACCTGCGATTCTGCGATCAGAACGTGGGGCGATACTGTTGCTGAATGTGTGATTGATAAGCTTTGTCCGTCACATACGGTTGTTGTTTTTGCTTATCCGGAAGGAAAAGAGAATGCACAGAATTGATACGCCCACTGCGCAAAAAGATAAATTTGGTCAGGGAAAAAACGGATTTACGAATGGTGATCCCGCCACGGGCCGCCGCGCAACGGATCTCAACAGTGATATGTGGGATGCAGTCCAGGAAGAGGTCTGCACTGTTATTGAAGCCGCCGGCATACCACTCAGTAAAGGCGAACATACGCAGCTTCACGCCGCCATTGGCAGGCTGATCGATGAACAGGTTAAAACCCGTCTTGAAAAAAATCAGAATGGCGCGGACATCCCGAATAAGCTGCTGTTTCTCCAGAACGTTGGTTTAGAAGAAACGATAAATCTCGCTGCTGGTGCACTGCAAAAATCGCAGAACGGCGGCGATATCCCTGACAAGGGATTATTTGCACAGAATATCAGTGCGGCGCTGGCGTTCAGTGGTGGGGTTGCTATCGGCGGTGATGCTAATCCGTGGACGACGGCGGAGTTTATCGTCTGGCTGGAGAACTGTGGCGCATTCAATCACCCTTACTGGATGTGTAAAGGGTCGTGGGATTATGCCGGTAACAAAATTATCACGGATACAGGGTGCGGTAATATCTGTCTCGCTGGCGCAGTGATTGAGGTGATGGGAACCCGTGGCGCAATGACAATACGCATAACCACACCCACCACAACGTCACCAGGCGGAGTAGCCAGCGCCCAGTTTACGTATATCAATAACGGCGATGGATATTCGCCGGGCTGGCGACGTGATTTCAACACCATAAATAAACCCACTGCCGGTGATGTGGGGGCATTGCCGATTACAGGGGGGCGGATTAATGGGGCTTTAGGTATTGGTACTGACAATGCGCTTGGCGGGAATTCGATTGTATTTGGCGATAATGACACCGGATTTAAGTGGCACAGTGACGGTGTTCTGGGTATTTATGCCAATAATGCTCTGGTCGGTTATATCGACAATTCCGGGCTGCACATGTCAGTAGATGTTCTCTCTAATGGTGCTATTCGCGCAGGTAACGCAAAAAAACTGTCACTGACGAGCAATAACAACTCAGCACTGACTGCTACGTTCAATTTATGGGGCGACCCAAACAGACCTACCGTGATTGAACTGGACGACGACCAGGGGGGGCACCTTTACAGCCAGCGAAATCCTGATGGTTCGATTGTCTTTACGGTCAATGGAGATATCACCGCTAACACGCTTCGTGCAGGCGGGGCCATCTATCAGAATAACGGCGACATCTTTGGTTCGTTGTGGGGAAATGGCTGGTTAAGTACCTGGATTCACAACAATGTAGTAAAAGCGGTCAGACTTGGCCCCGTGGCGCTTTCTGGCGGTCTGTGGCGTGATTTTCAGCTTGGCGGCGGACAGGTGGTGACGGGGTTCCATACTGACGGTAGCTGGGAAATGGAAGGTGATGATGACAAGGTTTATTACCGTCCCATTCAGTATCTGATTGGTGATACGTGGGTAACAGCCCCAAGTGTATAAGAAGGAATAATGATGAAAGAGGCAAAAAATAAAAAGAACGAACAGTTTTTAAATATTAAAAAATTCATCCCTTATACACCGGAACCAGAGGAGGCACTATTCCCCGGTGGGGCGCATCTTAAATCAGAGGATGGTCAGGACTGGTATAAGTGCCAGAAATTATTTTCAGAAGACACGCTGAAAATTACCTACGACGATAATGACGTTATTACGTGTATCACGCGCGATATTTCCGGTTTGTGGCCTGCGGGCCAGAGCGTTGCAGAGTTGCCTGATACGGATGAAAACCGTCTCGCTGATATTTCAGGCGGCTGGCAGTTTAAAGGCGGTAAAGTCGTTCAACGGGTTTATTCGCCGGAAGAGCTGCGTAAAAAGGCGGAGGCTGAAAAAGTTCGCCGCCTTGCTGAGGCTGAATCAGCCATTGCACCACTGGCGCGGGCAGTAAAACTAAAAATTGCCACAGATGAAGAGATTAAACGGCTTGAAGCATGGGAACTCTACAGCGTAATGGTTAACCGTGTGGATACCTCAAATCCTGACTGGCCGGAGACACCAGCCAGTCAGTAA